CGTCTTTAACGCACTTTAACACAATTAACATACATTAACTTTGTTAAACTTTCATAAAAATAATGTTTCACGTGGAACGTTGGCAAAGTGATTGTTTCACGTGGAACAAAGGGGGCGATGGTGATTACAAGTGTTAACAACAGTTAATTTATTTCTTTAAGACTTTTTAACGAAAATAATTTGGTGGTTTCGCAAAAACGTTGTATCTTTGCACCGTGTTTAAGAAACAATATAAGTTTAACAGATTAAATTAGGTAATTATGAATGAGAATTTTAATGAGACTGTTTTTAACTGTATCACTAGTGTTAACGCTTTAATGACTTCTAACGAAGTCGCTAAAGATGATAAGGCGGTTATTAAGTTGAACCGCGTTAAGAAGTGGTTGAATGAGTTTGCAGCAGCTAACGGGGTGAACGAAGTAAAGTAACCCCGTTCAAAGACAACAGAAGTTTAACGTTTTAAAAGTGTAAAGTTATGCCAAAAGGTTTTAGTTTTGCTAGTACTTTCAATAAGACTAGTTTCGGTATTGATACGACAGATTTTCCGTTTGTAAAGTTGATCGATATTTACAACGATGAGAAAGATGGTGGCGGTGATGTGGTACACCCTATTAACGGTATGTACGTTCACAAATCGCAGTTGGGCGATTCACCTGTAATCATTGACGCAGAAAACAAACGTCTTGTCAATTTGCCACAATTTACAGGTGACACAGTGCGAGAGATTCTCGCAAATAGTGATGCGGTGGACGCTATCAAAGCAAACAAAGTTGGTTATACGATTTATGAATATGAATCGCACGCCAAAAAGTGTTACGGTATTACCTTTGTAGATAAGTAGTTTTCGTGGTAAAAGGGTGGATAACGGCACGGGGGTAAACAGTAACTTAGTTTATTGTTGCCCCCGTTTTTTTGTTTCATTTAAAAGTGTTGATATTATGGCAAAGTTAAATCCGATAGGGTTTTCAAAAAGAACGTTTGCAGCAACGAGCAAAGTGCACGTTGATAAGCAAATATTGGACGCAATAGAATCCCGTGGCTATTTGCGCAAAGAAATCGCCCGTGTGTTTCAACAGGCGAACCGACGCATACAAAATGTTGAAAAATCGGGTTTTGTTTCACCAGCAGTTGTTGCATTAAACAAAGGTGATATTAAAGGTTTCACAAAGTTTTCAATGAAACACGATTGGAACGATTTAAAAATCGAATATTCCAAAGCGGTTTCTTTCTTGCAACAACCCACATCAACGGCAAGTGGTGCACGTGAATACTCAAACCATTTAAAGAAGTCTTACAACTTAAACGATAAAGAATTTAAGTTGATGCAAGATAAATTGATGGGTAAAATTGCAAGTGTTTCAGATGAAAGATTTTTGGAACAATATTTAATGCAGTACAAAGATTTCACGGGCGAACTAGAACAGGAATCACGGGACGTTAGCGACCAAATCGAAGATGATGCAGTTAAAATTGAAAATGCTTTAGATGATGCGATGGAACAAATTGCAAAAAGTGGAACTTCTGAGGCTTACGTAAATGGTGTTGACCATTTTAACGATGATGCACCGTTAAAAAAGATTCTATCAGAATTTGAAAAATTTGGTTTATAATGAAGAAAATACCCTTTGAACTACATACAGAAGTTTACACGCCAAAAGATATTGCAAAGGTCTTATCTTTGGCGGTGAACGATAAGAATTTTACAGGAAACAATAAGGGCGAAAAGTTCTTAAACGTTCCTGTATCTTTCGATATTGAAACTACATCATTTTACCGTGATGAAGACGGGGAAACATGCAGTTATGAACGCTATATGAAATTAGGTGGAAAAGAAACCAAAATGGAAAAGTGTTCTTTAATGTATGTTTGGCAATTTGGAATAAACGGTTTTTGCATAATGGGGCGCACGTGGGACGAATTTTTGCAAATGTTATCCGAAATAGTGGATATATTGGAACTTTGCCCAAAGAAACGAATTATTATATATATTCACAATTTGGCTTATGAGTTCCAATTTTTCCGAGAGTTGTTGGAATGGGAAAAAGTTTTCTCTATAGATTTACGTAAACCAATTTACGGAATAACAAAAACGGGTTTAGAGTTCCGTTGCAGTTACTTATTATCGGGTTATTCGTTGGCGAAATTAGGCGAACAATTACACACATACAAATGTGAAAAGTTGGTTGGTGATTTGGATTACAGTTTGTTACGTCACAGTAAAACCCCGTTGACACAAAAAGAAATTGGTTACTGTCTGAATGATATAAAAGTGGTGATGTGTTATATACAGGAACTAATAGAACGTTACAAAGGAATAACCCGTTTGCCGATTACAAAGACGGGTTTTGTACGTAAATATTGCCGTTCTGTATGCTTTAAAACAACTGACGAAACAGGTAAAACAATTCCAAACTTTAAATATATTGATAAGATTCACAACTTAAATATAACAGGTATGGAAGAATTCGCGATGTTACAACGGGCGTTTTCGGGCGGTTTTACGCACGCCAATGCAAAATACACCGATGAAGTAATTGAAAACGTAGATAGTTACGATTTTACTAGTAGCTACCCTTATGTGATGGTATCGGAAAAGTTTCCAATGAGTACGGGCGTTATTGTGCCGATAAAGTCAATGAAACAATTTGAGTTTATGACTAGTAAATTTTGTTGTGTCTTTGATGTGGAGATAACAAACATATTTGCGAAATCAGAAAATGAAAATCCTATATCGGTTAATAAATGTTTCGTGAAAGAAAACGTTTCCGAGAATAACGGGCGATTGGTTTGCGCAAAGAAAATATGTATGACGATTACCGAAATAGATTACAAAGTGTTTTCACAGTTTTACACGTGGGAACAAATAAGAATCGGGCGAATGATTTGTTATAGAAAAGAATATTTGCCAACTGAGTTTGTAGAATCTATTTTGCACCTGTATGAAATGAAAACAAAACTAAAAGGTGTAAAGGGTAAAGAAGTAGAGTATTTGAATAGCAAAGAAATGCTGAATAGTTGTTACGGAATGTGTGTTACAAATCCGTTGCGTGATGAAATTTTGTGCGATGGTGAAACGTGGGACGTTGAACACCTTACAGGCGAAAAGCAGTTAGAAATGTTGAATAAATACAACGATAGTAAAAACCGCTTTTTGTTTTACCCGTGGGGTATTTACGTAACCGCTTATGCACGAAGAAACCTGTTTACGGGTATTTCTGAATGCGGTGACGATTATATATATAGTGATACTGATTCCGTTAAAATTATGAATGGTGATGCGCACAAAGACTATTTCAAAGCCTACAACGATTTAGCGCAACAAAAATTACGTGCCGCCTGTAAGTTTCACAAAATACCCTTTGAAAAGGTTGAACCCGTCACGATAAAGGGGATCGCAAAACCGTTGGGGGTTTGGGACTACGAGGGACGTTACGCCCGTTTCAAAACTTTAGGCGCAAAACGTTATATGTTGGAAGAAGAAAACACCCTAACAGTAAACGGCAAAGATTACAATTATTCTATGACCGTTTCGGGTGTTAACAAGAAATCCGCTATCCCTTATATGTTAGAAACATTTGGAGAAAGTGGAATCTTTGATGCGTTCACGAATTATCTAGATATTCCACCATCGGCAACAGGTAAGAATATTCATACATATATTGATTACGAACAAACGGGAACAATAAAAGACTATAGGGGCAACGTTTCAAGTTACGACACGACAACGGGGGTACACTTAGAACCAACGGGGTACACTTTAAGTCTTTCAGTTCTTTATATAAATTATTTAATGGGAATCAGATTAAAGAAAGAATAATATGAGACAGAAGAAAGAAAAGGTAGAAACACCGAAATTTTACACGTTGAATCGCATTTTATCAAAGAATGCCGATTACAATGTAATTTTCGGTGAACGTTCCAACGGTAAGACTTATGCAACGTTACTGTATGGAATAAAAGAATATTTGCGCACAGGTAAACAAATGGCTTATATTCGTAGATGGCGTGAAGATTTAAGGGGCAAACGTGCCGAAAGTTTGTTTAGTAATCACGTTGCGAATGGCGTGATACAGGAACTAACAGGCGGTAAGTTTAACGAAGTCTTTTATATTTCGGGTAAATGGTTTCTTTCGTCTTATGATCCCGAAACCAAAAAGCGTGTGCCCGATGACACACCGTTCTGTTTCGGGTTTTGTCTTTCAGAACAGGAACACGAAAAATCTAGCAGTTACCCAAACATAACTACAATAGTTTTCGATGAGTTCCTAACAAGACGTTACTATTTGCCCGATGAATTTATGTTATATATGAACCTGTTAAGCACAATTATCAGACAGAGAAACGATGTTAAAGTTTTTATGTTAGGTAATACGGTGAATCAGTTTTGCCCTTATTTCACTGAAATGGGTTTGAAACAAGTTCGCTCAATGGAACAGGGCACAATAGATATTTATAAATTCGGTGAACACGGTGCAACGGTTGCAGTAGAATATTGTAGCACGATTGTTAAACACAAATCGAGCAACAAATATTTCTGTTTCGATAACGAAAATCTGCAAATGATTACTGGGGGTAAATGGGAACTCGCAGCATATCCACACCTACCTGTAAAATACAAACCGAATGACGTGTTATTTGTCTTCTATATTCAGTTTAACGAAATGACCTTACAGGGCAACGTGATACAAATTGAAGACAAAGAAAACGGGGTGAATAACTTTATTTATATCCACAATAAAACAACCCCGATAAAGGACACAGACAACAGTTTGATATATTCTTTGCAAATGAACGGCAAACCAAACTACAAACGAAAGTTGTTGAGTACTGCAACCTATCTAGAATCACAGATAACTAGATATTTCGCAACCGATAAGGTATTTTATCAAAATAACGAAATTGGCGAAATAGTGCGTAACTATTTGATGGCAAGTGCAAGAAGCAACATTATTACTTAATATCTGTTAACGGGGTTAAAAATGTTTCACATGAAACACTTTTCCCCCGTTTTTATTTGGTGATACCAAATAATTTTCCTATCTTTGCAACATCAAATAACAAAGTTAAAATTTGCTATATGGACGTAAATGCAATAGTATCATTAATTAGTAACGTTGGTTTTCCTGTTGCGGTTTGTATCGCCCTTTTCTTCTATATGGAGAAACAGAATGAACGGCACCAAAACGAAACCGACAAGTTAAATGAAACCGTACAAAGTAACACTAAGGTGTTGACAGAACTTTGTACCTTAATTAAAACACTTGTTAAATAATGGAGAAAGAAAACTTATATAACAGGTATCAAACAGAAGTTAAAAACAAAGATTCTGCATTATTCACATTTATGCGACGTGTTCTTTGTATGACTTCAAAGATGTTTGAGTACACTGGTACACCCGAAACAATGCCCCCTGTAGAACTTGAAAAGATTCTGCAAACATCGGGTAACGTTGGAATCGCAAAAGTTAACGGTGAACTGTATGCTTTACAGGGTACACGTGGCGGTGAATGTGATGCGTATTATCACGGCAAAGATTACGTTGTTGCAAACCCGTGGTTAAATTTGAACAAAACGTTTAAAATTGATTCCGATATTGTCGTTATCAACAATACACCGTTTGCAGATTCACTTTTGCCAATAATCGGCAAATATGGTGTACTTTACACCGATGCAACAATAACGCTTAATTTGGCTAGCATTTTAACACGTATCACTATGTTAATTTCTGCTAGTGACGATAAGACCAAACAAAGCGCAGAATCTTTTTTGCAGAAGATTTTAAACGGTGATTTCTCAGTAATCGGTGAAAATGCCTTTTTCAAAGGTGTTAACTTACAAACTCCACCGACACAGGGAAACCAACAAATCGGGCAATTAATAGAACTTTTGCAGTACTACAAAGCGTCAATGTTCAACGATTTAGGTTTGAATGCAAACTATAATATGAAACGTGAACGTTTGAACACGCAAGAAGTTTCAATGAATATAGACGCTTTAATGCCGTTCGTTGATTCAATGTTAACAGAACGTGTTGAGGGTGTAAAACGTGTTAACGAAATGTTTGGCACGGATATTACGGTAACGTTGGGGTCTAGTTGGAAGATTGAGCACGAAAACTATTTATCGTTACTCAAAGCAACAGAAGACGGGCACAACCACACCGACACAGAAGACGTTGATCCTGTAGAGGAAAACGAAACAGAAGAAACGCAAGAAACAGAAGAAACAGAAACAGAAACAGAAGAAACAGAAGAAACAGAAGAAACAGAAACAGAAACAGAAGAAACAGAAGAAACAGAAGAAACAGAAACAGAAACAGAAGAAACAGAAGAAAAAGAAGAGAAAGAAGAAACAGAAGAAAAAGAAGAGAAAGAAGATGAAAATTAACGAACTTTTCACGGGTGAAAATGGTTTGTTTGAAAAAATCTTTGCACCCCTGTTTCCTGTTTTGTACAAATCAATTTTCGGGGACGATGACCCGAAAGTAATTGATATTGATTTACGTTTCAAATATGGAAACAGAACTCTAGTTGATGCCATTACAAACGAAACTGCAACCGATATTGTTAAAAGCATTATTATGGTGAAGTTCAATGAATGGCAAAAACAGATTCAAGTGTTTAATAAAGAATATGACGTGTTAAACCCTGTAACGTCTAAGAAGACGGAAACAACAAATAGCACCGTTGACGAAACAGGAAATAATAACACGGTCGATTCAAGTGTTACATTTAATAATGGAGATTTCGGAAATGACACAAAGCAACAACGAGATTCCACAGGGAACAGACAAGAAACGGGCACGAAAACAACTGTTGAAAACGGTGTTCCGTCTAGCGTTCCTGTTAGTGAAATTATTCAAAAAGAAATGAGTTTACGCAAAACTAATTTCAAAACGCAAGTAATCACAGAACTTGCAAAAGAATTAACAATAGATATTTATTAATACTTAATTTTTATAAAAATGGAAGTAAAACAGATTTATAGTTTAGTTAACACCGTATCGGGTGAAGTATTGGGCAAAACCAATATTGTCAACGAAGATTTGACAGGTATTGTTGATTTGGGCAATGAGATTTTTAATCAAAATGCCGTTGACAATTACGTTAAATCACTTGTAAACCATATCGGCAAAGTGGTTTTCGTAAATCGCCCTTATTCGGGTAAAGTTCCATCCGTTCTTATGGATGCGTGGGAATTTGGTTCTGTATTGGAGAAAATCAGTGCGGACGTTCCACAAGCAGAAGAGAATGATACGTGGAATCTTGAGGACGGCACAGAGTACAAACAGGACGTTTTCCACAAACCAACAGTTTCTGCTAAGTTCTTCAACTCTAAGGTAACTTTTGAAGTTCCCGTATCTATCACAGAAAGACAGGTAAAGGAATCTTTCAGCAGCGCAGAACAGCTTAACGGCTTTTTATCTATGATTTATTCAGCAGTTGAAAAGTCAATGACTATCAAGACCGATGCACTTGTTATGCGTACTATTAACAATATGATTGCGGAAACTTTGGACGCAGACAAGACCGCTTTCGTATCGTCTACAAACAAAACTGTTGACTATGCGAGTGCGTCAACAGTTCGATGTGTGAACCTGTTGAAACTTTACAACGAAAAGACGGGTGCATCTTTGGCTGCAAACGTAGCAGTAACAACCCCCGACTTTATCCGTTTTGCGGCATATATGATGGGTTTGTATGCAGACAGATTGCAGACAATTTCAACTTTGTTCAACGTTGGCGGTAAGGAACGTTTCACACCAAAGGACGTTTTGCACACCGTTCTGTTGTCAGATTTTGCAGCAGCAGCAAAAACGTATCTGTATGCCGACACGTTCCACAACGAGAATGTTTTGTTACCAAAGGCTGAAACCGTGGCAAGTTGGCAAGCAACAGGCCAAGATTACGCTTTTGCCAACGTTTCAAAGATTGATGTGAGATCGGCAAGCGGTGCAACCGTTTCCATCGGTGGCGTATTGGGTGTGATGTTTGACCGTGACGCTTTAGGAGTAACCAATTTGGATAGACGAGTAACAACCAACTACAACGCCAAAGCCGAATTTTTCAACAATTACTTCAAATTCGACGCGGGTTACTTCAATGACACAAACGAAAACTTTGTTGTGTTCTTTGTTGCCTAATTTGGTTGTTTAACTGTTGGGGTGTGTTTCCTGTAGTTGATAGCGCAGGGGCACACCCTTTTTAACTTTTTGCGGTATGATTAAAATTAAAACTTTCGTTTACAACGGCAAACCAAACGAAGTAAACAAGACTTTACAGGCAAACGAAGAGTACACGGGCGTATTGAATACAACGTTTAATGTTTTAACGCCTGTTGTACGTTTCAGATCTCGCACGCCTGTAACTTTCAATTACGTTTACATCGAAAGTTTGAACCGTTATTATTTCGTTTCTGAGAAACAACAAGACGGTGATATTTGCACAGTTCGTTTGCGTGTTGACGTTCTGCTTACTTATAAGGATATTATCTTAAACAGTACTGCAACGTTAACAAAAAGTGAAAACGGTAACAAATATCTTTCAAACCGTACAAACGTGGTGGACGTTCGCCCTAATATCAGAAAACTAGATTTTCCAAATAAAGGGTTATTGAACGAAACAGGTAGTATTATTATGGTAACTATTAAAGGTAACGTTTAATTATGGCAAATTTATTAACTTACGATACATCGGATTTCACGGGTGACGTTACAATAACCGACAAACAGGGAACGGACGCATACCATTTCGATATAACGGTAACGGGCAACGGTGACGGTACGTTTACCGATTTAAAAGCTAGTTATCAAAATTGGGACGGTTATTGGGTGGAAGACCCGTTTAACGTTTCGGGTAACGTTGGCACGCTTACGGTTTACTGCTCTAGTGGTGACGAAATTTCTATAACAGGTAAATTTGAACAGGGAGCAACACCGCCAACACCAACAACTTTACTAACTTATGATCAAACAGGTTTCACGGGTGACGTTACAATAACCGACAAACAGGGAACTGACACATACCATTTCGATATAACGGTAACGGGCAACGGTGACGGTACGTTTACCGATTTAAAAGCTAGTTATCAAAATTGGGACGGTTATTGGGTGGAAGACTCGTTTAACGTTTCGGGTAACGTTGGCACGCTTACGGTTTACTGCTCTAGTGGTGACGAAATTTCTATAACAGGTAAATTTATTTCGGGTGTAAAGGAACTGCAAATAACTAACAATATCACAAACACAACTGCAAAAGCGGTGGCAAGTGAAACAAATTACACCGTAACCGTTACAGGAACGGCACAGGGAATGTTTAACGGCACACCTACAATAACATACGGTGGCGAAACTTACGAAATGACCGTAACAAACCAAACTGCAACAATTATTGTTCCTATCACAACAGAATCGGTTATTATAAACGGTGAATATTTGTTAGGTGATTTTATCGAAGTTGATTACAGTTTAACAAATTGTGAAATTGTTGGCGAAAAACCTATAAAGGTAAAGACGGGGCAAAGTTACACACTTAATTTCAAAGCGAACCCGAATGCAGAATTAACAGAGATACAGGCAAATTTTATAGACGATTTGGGATACAATATCGTAAGTAACGGCACAATTTCAGAAGATAAACAAACGGGCACGATAACGATTAATTTAACATCGGGTGCGTCACAGTTTACCGTTTATGCAAATGCCGATGTAGTGCAACCGCCAACGATTAAAAATTACGGTGCAATAAACGTTTATGTAGTTACGTTGGAAAATTTGGACGAATTTTCAAAGAAACGTTTCTTTAAACCAACGGGCGAAAGTGACACGGGCACAACTTATTCTGAGGTTAATTTGGGCGAATATGTAAACCGTATCAAAAGAATCTTTGCAGCAGTTCCCGTTGGTGGTGATGATGTTTTAAAGTGTGGTAACTACAACACAGGGATAAAGGTTAAATATCCCGATAGCGATGTTATGTTACTAGATTTCGGAAACGTTGAACTAACAGGGGCAAACGGTAATAATGAAGACTACAACGCACAGATTCAAATGTTTATCCCGTGCCGTGGCGTTGTTTCTATTGATAGTAATTACATCGGTAAAACGGTTAATTTATCTATCAAAGTTAACGTAATTACAGGTGATGCCGTGGCGTTGTTGTCGTGCGATGGTGTAACGTTCCAAATTGAAAGTTTTTCTTTGTCACGTGATGTTATTTACCGTTTGGGCACAGATTTAAACGTTGTTGGCGGTGAACAATGGAACGAACAAATTTTGTACGGTTTAGAACCTTACGTGTTGATTACTGAAAATTTAACCGTAAACGTTCCCGTTAACAATACACAGGAAAACGTGACAGTTAAAGACGTTACAGGGTTTGCACAGTTTGAAAACGTGAATTTGAACACTGCAAACTTGTTGGTTGACGAGTACAACGATATTGTAAATCAGTTGGAAACAGGTGTTTATTTATAAAAGAAAACAGGCGGTAAATTGTTACCGCCTGTTTTTTATTTCTTGTTTAATTCTTGCAACAACCCTTTGTTATTGATGAACGTTAACAAACGGTTTCTTTCTGCTAAATAGGTTTGCGCCTGTAGTTCCAATGCGTTAACGTATGTGATATTTGCCTGTAACGTATCAGCGCACGAAGTAACTAGCAAACTAATTTCGCCCCCTGTTGAGTTTGCAACAGTTTCCAAACTTTTCTTTGTTAGGGTCAATGAATCTTTCAGAAATTGGAATTGTTCTTTCATTTCTTTTCTAGATTCATTATTATTTGGTTACGGGGGTTGCCGTTACGGTTGCAAACTGAAACGTGAAACCAAAAACTTTTAGACCCCTTACAATGTTCTTTAATAAGTTGATCAAAACCGCCTGTTTCTCTAAGAACCTTTTCCAAAGATTTCATATCAGCACAAACCAAATCAGCAGCTAAACCCTTTTGGTGTTGACTGTTAACAACACCCCCAACGGCTTTATTTAACATCGGGCAACGATACCCACTACTAACTAAGATAGGTTTACCCAACTTTGCACGAATGCCGTCTAAATAATCAGCCAAACGATTCAAGTTGTCAACGATTTCAAACGTTGGTGTATTATCAATGCCCAAACGTTTTGCGGTTGCTGAGTTGATGAACTCAGACAATTTAAAATACTTAATCTTTTTCATATCACTTATTTATTTTCTGTTGGTGTAACAATAAACCACTTGCGAGAATCTTTGTGCGTTGGAAAACGCCCTTTAACTGTTATTGAACAATCGCCCTGTAAGTAATCAATCTTATTATTAAAGAACTCGCTTACTTTGTCAGAACGTACCATAAAAACCGTAACTTTGTCGGTTTGTTTTAATGTGATTCTAAAATATGAATGTTCCATATATTCTTTCTAATTTAATTGTTTCTTAATTTCTAATTTAATTGTTTCTTAATTTCTGATGCAAAGATACAACTTTTTCACGAAACCACCAAATTATTTTTGTTAAATAGTGTAAAAAGTTTAATTTAAACCTTTTTAACAAATCGCCCCCTTTGTTCCACGTGAAACAATCACTTTGCCAACGTTCCACGTGAAACATTATTTTTATGAAAGTTTAACAAAGTTAATGTATGTTAATTGTGTTAAAGTGCGTTAAAGACG